GTGTTATCGCCTCCTGTTGTATTTGATTGTAAAGCATTAGAACCAACAGCAGTGTTATTACCTGATGTATTATTTTCAAGAGCTTGATAACCAACAGCAACGCAATTACCTGAAGTTGTTATAGTTTTAAGTGCTTGGAAACCAACTCCAACATTATAATCACCAGTGGTTACATTAGCTAATGCTTCACTACCAACAGCAACAGAATCTACAGCACCATTAGCATCTGTCATTGCTGAGTATCCAACAGCTGTGTTGTTACTAGATGTAGTAGTTGCATCTAAAGCAAAAGCACCAACAGCAGTACTCTGAGTTCCAGTTGTGTTTGCTTGTAAAGCAAGATGACCAAAGGCAGAGTTATAACTTGCAGTTGTGTTTGCAAATAAAGCAGCATAACCAAAAGCACAATTGTAAGCACCTATTGTGTTTGTCTGCATAGCAGAAGTACCAAAGGCATTATTTCTTGTTGCTGTCGTATTATTTGATAAACAAGCAGTACCAAAGGCATTATTATCAGTACCTGTTGTATTATCTGTTAAAGCAGCATATCCAAAAGCAGATATATTACCAGCATCACTTGCATCAGCAGCTAAAGAACCAACAACAGTACATTGAGTTGCAGTTGTGTTTGATTCTAAAGCTTTAAATCCAACAGCAACATTATTAGATGCTGTTGTGTTTGTACTTAAAGATCTGTCTCCAACAGAAGTGTTTTGATTTCCTGTAGTGTTTGATAGTAAAGCTCTAGAACCAATAGCAGTGTTATGATCACCAGTTGTATTTGCACCCAATGCACCCTGAGTTGAACCATATACACCTCCACCAAGAGCAGTGTTTTGTGTTCCAGTTGAGTTTGCATATAAAGCACCAGAACCAAGAGCAGTATTATTTGCAGCAGTATTAGCTTGACCTGCTGTAGCACCAATCATTGTGCATCCACTATTTGTTGTTATTGACTTGCCTGCATCTCTACCAACAGCAGTGTTCTGAGTTCCAGTTGTGTTTGCTGTTAATGCTAGATACCCAAGAGCAGTGTTATATTGACCTGTTGTGTTTGCTGTTAATGCGACATAACCAATAGCAGTATTACTGTTTGCAGTAGTATTTGCAGTTAAAGCATTATAACCTACAGCAGTATTATAAGCACCTGTTGTGTTTTGTTGTAATGCACTAGCACCAAGAGCAGTTAAGTTTCCTTGTGTAGTAACACTAGCCAATGCTAATCTACCAACACCAGTATTATAATCAGCAGTTGTATTTGCACCTAGTGCATCCTCTCCAACAGCAACATTATTAAATCCTTCAGTATTGGCATCTAATGCAGCTTGACCTACAGCAACATTACTATGTCCTGTGGTGTTTGCTACCATTGCACCTTTACCAACAGCAGCATTACTATGTCCAGTTGTGTTTTGATCTAAACTATCTTTACCAACAGCAGTATTACTATGACCTGATGTATTTGATGTTAGTGCATCTCTTCCTAAAGCAGTGTTATTATCACCAGTAACAGAATCATCTAAAGCTCCTAGTCCAAGTGCTGTATTATTTGCAACAGAGTTTGCACCCTTACCAACTGTGACATTATTAACTGATATATCTGCAGTAAATGTACTAATACCTGCATTTAATCCTGTTGTATTTCCAAATATATTCAATCCTCTTGCTGTTATAACACCAACTGAGTCTACATTAGTTACATCTTCATAAGTTAAAACACCACCAATATTAGCATTACCTGTTACACTTAGTGTTGCTATTGTACCTACACCAGATACATTTAGACCTGTAGATGTTCCATTAAAGTTTATTCCATTCTGCGCAGTAATAATTCCTGATACATTTAGACCAGTTGTAATTCCAGATATTTGTAGATTTGTAACTCCTATTCCTTGTGCTGTGATATCTCTATTAACTATATCAACTACATTAAACTCACCATCAATTCTAGTCGCAGTAAGAACACCAATAGGTCCCACATGAACTGGACTTGGTGTTGTTGTTATTGTACTGAAACCTGCAATGTTACGTGCGCGAGTCATATCTAAATCTTTTTAGTTATTTATCAATAATGTAGATATAACAAAAAGGGCAGCGATTAACTATCTGCTGCCTCAGTCTCAGGTGCTTCTGCTGGTGCTTCCTCTGCAGGTGCTTCTGGTTCTGGAAGTGTTACTCCAGTTTGCTCTAGGTATTCTCTTACACCTTGCAACTTAGTAAACATTGCATTATTATTCTGGACTGCAACATTTAATCTCTGAGCTTCCTGAGATAACTGCTGTTGTTGTTCAAGAACTTGTTGTAAATGTACTTGCTGCTCAGTTAATTCTGCCATTTCAATTCAATGTATTTGTACTTAGTATATATCTAATTTAATTAGATGTCAAGATCATGAACCCTCAAGAGTTGTGACCCTTGCTTTGAGTGCAGTGTTCTCTGTTTCAAGAGTGTCAATTTTAGTTGATAATTCCTTAAGTGCATTTACAAGAACAGGAACTAATCTCTCATATTTAAGACCATATGCTGAATCATCACAGTTTAGATTGACAACTAACATATCATCTTTATTAGTAGGATTACCTTCAACAGCTAAGACCTCTTGTGCTAAGAATCCAATATGTTTCTTGGTTTTCTTTTTACTACCATCAGGTGTACCTAAAAATTCATCTGATGCTCCCTCAACTCCTGATCCATACCAACTTCTCTTATCCCAAGAATAAGTCACTGGTCTTAACTGCTTAACCCAATCCATTCCATGTGTAAAGTTAGTTATATCTGTTTTATCTCTTTGATCAGAAGATGATATAGATGTATCTGCACAATATAAATCAGTAATACTATTATTACCTAAACAAATAACATTATCCTCTGTATCTATTCTTCCACTAGGGGAAGCATCTCTACCAGCATTATAACCCAAACCCATGCTATTTTCAGAAGAGTTTATTTCTCTTAAAGCAGCTCTACCTATACCTGTGCAGTAAGATGCAGATCTTATATCCTCTCCAGCTCCCATACCCATGAAAACATTTTCACTACCTGTTCCTGGATTTGATGAAGATGCACCTCTACCAGCTTCATGTCCTACACAAGTATTATACTGTCCAGTTGTATAAAATTTCATTGCAGAAACACCAACAGCAGTGTTCATTTGGGTAGTGCCAGAAGAGTTCCTTAAGCAACCTTGACCCACAGCAACGTTATTATTTCCATTGTTAGTTCTTAAAGCTTCATATCCAACAGCAGTGTTGTATTGTCCAGTTGATAATGTTGTTAGACTTTCATATCCCACTGCAACATTACTTCTACCAGTAGTAATATTAGCTCCTGCTGAGTAT